CAAGCCCGTATCACTCGATTAAATCAACTCGATATTCGTCACTCACAGGAGTTAGCCAGTGCAAAGAATGAAATCAACACTCTTCGTGATGCTGTTAGCTCTGGCTCTAAGCGGGTGTACGTCAAAGCCGAGTGTCCAACAGTTACCAAGAATTCCACCGAAAGCGGAAGCGATGAAGCCACCGCACGACTTAACAAAGCAGTTGAACAAGATTATCTACGTCTCAGAGAAATGATAGTCGAGAACGAACAGCAAACTTTGTATTTACAGGATTACATTAAAACGGAGTGTTTACGATGAGCGAGCAAGCATCAAAGGTGCTGATTGATTTACTGGAAAAGGCATCTAGTGGTATCGATTCTGCGGTGGCATTTAGTCAGGCGCAAATTCCTGAAGTGATTAGTCAGTTATTAGCATGGAAGATGGCGATGGGTATCATTTGGTTTGCTTTTGGCTTGGCGACTATTGCATTCGCTATATTTATTCCCGTATGGGCTGGTCGTCAGCGTCGAAAAGGTGCTTTATGGACTTATTATGATGGAGATGCTCGATTTAATCTGAGTTCAATTTCGTATGATTTCATTAGAACACCATTTCCACTTGGTTTGCTTTTTATTGGTGTGCTCATTTCAGTTGTGAGCTTAAATTTTTGGCTGAAAATACTAATAGCTCCGAAGTTATATCTAATCGAATACGCAGCTTCACTAATTAAGTGACAAACAATAAGGCAGAACAAAACAAACCTCGCTCAATAGCGGGGCTTTTTAATACCTAAAGGAGTATGAAATGGTTAATTTTGGCAAGGCGCTTGAAGCTGTCAAGGCAGGAAAAAAAATCTCACGGTCAGGATGGAATGGTGCGAATCAATTCGTAATTAAAGCAGGTGGCTACACAGTAAGCGAGCCTCGTGAGGGGAGCGATTACCATCGAGCAGGAATTACTGGTGAATTTATTATTGCCCCACACCTTGATTTAAAGAATGCGCAAGGAATTATGCAGCCCGGCTGGGTTCCGTCGCAAGGTGATTTATTCGCAGAAGATTGGGTAATTCAAGAATAACCCCGACAAGGTAACAGGAGGTGATCCTTCTTGCTGACGGGTAAGCCGTAAGCGACCAAAGTAACGTAGTGATACGTGATGATGGTTGCGATTAACTTCACACAGGAACATCAAATGACAGAAATTACAGCACAGAATCAAATGCGCTTAGAGCTATTACGACTGGTTGGCAATGATACTGCAGCGGCTCAAGCGGCTATCGAGTTCGTAAAAGACGACGCTCTCAAGTTTGAGTTATTCAAAGACTCATATAAGCAGTGTCAGACTGAAAGTGAATTTGTATCACGAGCACAGAAAGCGGCGCGAGAAGCTCAAGAAGCACTGGACCTATTCGCAAAGTAGTTAATTACACAGCTCATTTACGAGTGGGCTGGATAATTGATTAAAGGAGGTCACTGTGACAAAGAAAAATAAAGGTGGTCGCCCGTCTGATTACATGCCTGAGACTGCTCATGACATTTGTTCAAAGCTTGCAGAGGGAGAAAGTTTGCGATCGGTTTGCAGGAGACCTGGAATGCCAAGTAAAGCGACAGTATTCCGTTGGTTATCCGAAAATGCAGAGTTTCGAGACCAATACGCGAAGGCAACAGAGCAAAGGGCTGATGCATTATTTGAAGAGATTCTAGAAATAGCTGATGACGTGCTTCCTGATTCCGCTGAGGTGGCTAAGGCTAAGCTTAGGATCGACACTCGAAAATGGTCGCTGGCTAGAATGTCTCCCAAGAAGTATGGCGACAAAGTTACACAGGAAATTACTGGTGCTGATGGCGGCGCAATTCAAATAGAAACATCACCTATGAGTTCATTATTCGGTAAATAGCATGACACAGATAAACCCTATCTTTATGCCATTCATTGAGGCGCACCGTTACAAAGTCGCTAAAGGTGGCAGGGGTAGCGGTAAATCTTGGGCGATAGCTAGGCTTCTCGTTGAAGCAGCAAGGAGGCAGCCGGTACGTATACTTTGCGCTCGTGAATTGCAAAACAGTATTAGTGACTCAGTTATCAGGCTTCTTGAAGATACGATAGAGAGAGAGGGCTATAACAATGAGTTCGAAATTCAGCGCACTATGATTAAACATCTTGGCACTGGCGCTGAGTTTATGTTTTACGGCATCAAGAATAACCCGACAAAGATTAAGTCACTTGAAGGTGTGGATGTTTGTTGGGTGGAGGAAGCAGAGGCGGTAACAAAAGAGAGTTGGGATATTCTGATCCCGACAATTCGAAAGCCTAACTCTGAAATATGGGTGAGCTTTAACCCGAAAAACATTCTTGATGACACCTATCAGCGTTTCGTTGTTAACCCACCTGATGATATTTGCTTGCTTACTGCCAACTATACCGACAACCCTCACTTCCCTGATGTATTGCGATTAGAGATGGAGGAATGCAAACGCAAGAATCCAACGCTATATCGGCATATCTGGTTGGGTGAGCCAGTAAGCGCTAGTGATATGGCTATTATTAAACGTGAATGGTTAGAGGCTGCTACCGACGCACACAAGAAGTTAGGATGGAAAGCTAAAGGTGCGGTCATTTCAACTCACGACCCGTCTGATACTGGCGGTGATGCCAAGGGGTATGTTTCACGCAGGGGATCAGTAGTTAACAAAGTTGCAGAAGGTTTGCTAATGGATGTTAACGAGGGCGCTGATTGGGCTACGGAGCAAGCTATTCAAGATGGCGCTGATCACTTCCTATGGGATGGTGACGGATTGGGTGCGGCATTACGCAGGCAAGTTACTGACGCATTCACTGGAAAGCAAACAACAGTAACCATGTTCAAAGGTAGTGAGTCTCCTTTCGATGAGGATGCGTTATATCAATCTGGCGCATGGGCTGATGAAGTAGTTAGCGGTGACAATAGTCGAACCATCGGCGATGTATTCAGAAACAAGCGCGCACAATTCTACTATGCATTGGCTGACAGGCTCTATTTAACTTATCGAGCAGTAGAGCATGGCGAATATGCAAACCCTGACGACATGATTAGCTTCGATAAAGAAGCGATTGGCGAACAGATGTTAGAAAAACTATTCGCAGAGCTTACGCAAATTCAACGTAAGTTTAACGGTAATGGCAAGTTAGAGCTAATGACCAAGGTTGATATGAAAGTCAAACTTGGCATTCCATCGCCTAACTTGGCTGACTCCCTCATGATGTCTATGTATTGCCCTGTGATTATTCATGACGATACAGAGATTTACGTCCCATCATCTTCTAGTTGGTAACTATGGCTGAAACACTACAACAAAGACATGAGCGAATAATGCTCAGGTTTGACCGTGCGCACTCACCGCAAGAAGATGTGAGAGCGAAATGCGTCGAAGCAACACGGTTTGCACGAGTTCCCGGTGGTCAATGGGAGGGTGCAACTTCTGCGGGTACTAAACTCAATGATCACTTTGAGAAATACCCTAAGTTTGAAATAAACAAGATAGCCACTGAGCTAAACAGGATCATCAGTGAGTATCGCAATAATCGAATCACAGTTAAGTTTAGACCGGGTGACAAAGAAGCAAGCGAAGATTTAGCCGATAAATTAAATGGTTTGTTTCGTGCTGACTACGAAGAGACTGACGGTGGTGAGGCTTGTGATAATGCATTTGATGATGCAGCAACAGGTGGATTTGGTTGCTTTAGGTTAACAACAAACTTGGTCAATGAGTTAGACCCGATGGATGACAGACAGCGAATTTCTATCGAGCCTATTTATGATCCGTCTCGTTCTGTGTGGTTTGACCCTGACGCCAAGAAATATGACAAGTCTGATGCCGAATGGGCTTTTTGCATGTACTCGCTATCCACCGAGAAGTACAAGGCTGAGTACAAAAAAGACCCAGCAACGTTAGATGTAGGCATTGATAGATCATGGGATTATGACTGGTTTGATTCTGATGTCGTCTATATTGCTAAGTATTATGAGGTAAGAAAAGAATCAGTTGATGTTGTCAGTTTCCAAAACCCAATTACTTCAGAGGTTGTTACCTATGACAGCGAACAACTTGAGCAGGTTGGTGATGAATTAATTGATATCGGCTTTGTTGAAGTTGCTCGAAGAACAGTTAAGCGCCGTCGAGTTTATGTGTCAGTGGTCGATGGTGATGGATTCCTTGAGAAATCTCAGAGAATACCCGGTGAACACATTCCTTTAATCCCTGTTTATGGTAAACGCTGGTTTATTGATGACGTCGAGCGAGTTGAGGGGCATATTTCAAAAGCAATGGATGCACAACGCCTTTATAACTTGCAGGTGTCAATGCTTGCTGACTCAGCAGCGCAAGACCCAGGATCAGTTCCTATTGTTGGCAAGCAACAGATTAAAGGGCTTGAAAAACACTGGGCTGATAGAAACTCAAAAAGGCCTGCATTCCTTCCTCTGAATGAGATAACCGATAAGCAAGGCAATGTTATTGCTCCAGCATCAGCAATTGGTTATACGCAACCACAGCCACTTAATCAGGCAATGGCTGCGCTGCTGCAGCAAACAAGCTTAGATATTCAGGAAGTAACTGGTGCTAGTCAGGCAATGCAGCAAATGCCTAGCAATATTGCCAAAGAGACCGTTAATAGTCTTATGCACCGATCGGACATGGCTTCGTTTATCTATCTGGATAACATGGCTAAGAGCTTGAAACGTGCTGGTGAAGTATGGCTGTCGATGGCTAGAGAAGTATATGGATCTGATAGGCAAGTTCGCGTAGTTAATGAGGATGGTACTGATGATATAGCGCTGATGTCTGTGATGATACGAGATAAACAAACAGGCGAAATTGTAGCCATGAATGATTTATCTACTGGTCGTTATGATGTCACGGTTGATGTAGGCCCATCTTATACAGCAAGGCGTGATGCCACTGTTTCAGTGCTGACAAATCTTCTTGCTGGGATGCTTCCTCAAGATCCTATGCGCGCAGTTGTTCAGGGGATTATCTTGGACAATATGGATGGTGAAGGTCTTGATGAGTTCAAGGAGTACAACCGCAATCAGTTGCTTACTCAAGGTGTCGTAAAACCTCGCAATGTAGAAGAAGAGCAAATTGTCGTTCAGGCACAGCAACAGGCGCAACAACCTAACGCTGAGTTATTGGCAGCGCAAGGTGTGTACTTGCAAGGACAGGCAGAAGTCCAGAAGACGAAAAACGAAGAGCTATCCATCCAGGTTAAAGCATTCCAAGCACAAACAGAAGCTAGAGTTGCAGAGGCTAAAGTTGTCCAGCTTCTGGCATCAGCAGATAGCACAAAGCGCGCTGAAATTAGAGAGGCGCTTAAAATGTTACATAACTTCCAGAAAGAACAAGGCGACTCATCACGAGCAGATGCCGAGTTAATTCTAAAAGCAACAGACACGCAGCATAAGCAAAGCCTAGATGTTGCGAAAACTATTCAATCACAAAGTAACCAACAGTCTCCTGCGGACTTCTCGCAGAGTTAAGGAGTAATAAATGGAAAACGAACTGATCATTGATGGTCAGGCTGTACCCATGTCTGAAAATCAGGAATCACAACAGCAGGAAAATACAGAACAATCAACGCAAGTTAGTGAGAATAATGCCGCTAATAATGCCGAGGTTGTCACTGGTGATTCGGCTGAAGTAAAACCAGATCAGAGTGTCGAGCAGGAGCAAGATTACTCCTTGCAAATCGGCGATGAAGAAATATCGTTGACTGATGAAGAAGATTTAATTGAAGACCAGTCTACGGCTAAATGGATTAAAGACCTTCGAAAAGGCTTTAAAGATACTCAGAAAGAAAACCGTGAACTAAAGCGCCAACTTGAGGAAATTACAGCCAAGCAAACGCAAGATCCAGCGGTTAATCATAATGATGAAATACCTCAGAAGCCAACACTAGAGTCATGTGATTGGAGTGAAGAGGCATACGAGAAAGCATTAACTGATTGGTATGAGAAAAAAAGCCGTGCTGATCAGAGCAAAAAAGCCAAGGAGAAAGAGCAGCTCGACTATAAGGAAAAAATCCTTAAGCGACTGGAAGATCATAAGCAACGAGCATCTAAGTTACCTGTAAAAGATTACGCTGAGATGGAAGAGATTGTCACCAATGAAGTTCCTATCATCCATCAGGAAATTTTACTTAGAGCTGCCGATGAAGGTACAGAGCTAATTGCTTATGCACTTGGTAAGAATAAAGAATTGCGCCAGCGGCTTACAGCTGAGAAAGACCCAATACGTGCAGCATTCCTACTTGGTCAGCTTAGCCAGAAAGTTAAGTTAGCACCAAAACCAAAGAAAGCACCTAAACCTGAGCCGGAGGTTAAAGGTGGAGCGGGAAGCGTCACGACTGATGAATTAAACAAACTGTGCCCTGGCGCAATTATTGAATAAACAAGGTGTAAAACATGGCTAATAACTTAGATTCAAACGTAAGTCAGATTGTACTTAAAAAGTTTTTACCGGGCTTTATGTCCGACTTAGTTTTATGTAAGACAGTTGATCGCCAATTGCTGGCTGGAGAAATCAACTCAAGCACTGGCGAAAGTGTCAGCTTTAAGCGCCCGCATCAATTCAGCTCTGAGCGTACGGCTGATGGTGACATCACTGGTAAAGCAAAAAATGGTCTTATTTCAGGTAAGGCTACTGGTCGGGTTGGTAATTATATCACTGTCGCTGTTGAGTGGGCGCAAGTTGAAGAGGCGTTAAAGTTAAATCAGCTCGACCAAATCTTAGCACCAATTCATGCCCGAATGGTCACTGATCTTGAGACTGAATTAGCTCACTTCATGATGAATAATGGTGCATTGTCACTTGGTACGCCAAATTCGCCAATTGCTAAGTGGTCAGATGTTGCTCAAACAGCTACATTCCTGAAAGACATTGGAATTAAAGTTGGCGATAACTACGCAGTAATGGATCCGTGGTCTGCTCAACGTCTTGCTGATGCACAAACTGGCCTACATGCGTCTGACCAATTAGTGCGTACAGCGTGGGAAAATGCACAAATTCCTGGTAACTTTGGCGGTATTAAAGCCCTAATGTCAAATGGCTTGGCATCTCGTGAGCAAGGTGATTTTGGTGGAACACTGACTGTTAAAACAGCTCCAACAGTGGATTACACTGCTATTAAAGATTCCTATCAGTTCACCGTCACTCTTACTGGCGCAACAGCAAGCAAGACTGGATTCTTTAAGGCTGGTGATCAGGTTAAATTCACTGCAACACATTGGTTAAATCAGCAAAGCAAGCAAACTCTGTATAACGGTTCCACTGCTATCAGTTTCACTGCTACCGTTCTTGAAGATGCAAACTCTGATGGTACTGGTGATGTCACTGTTAAACTTTCTGGTGTTCCGGTGTATGACGCAGTAAACACACAGTACAACGCAGTTGATCGCAAAGTAGCAGCAGGTGATGAGGTTGTGGTGATCGGTACTGCTAAGCAGCAAATGAAGCCTAATCTATTCTTTAATAAAATGTTCTGTGGTTTGGGCACTATCCCACTGCCAAAATTACACAGCATTGATTCAGCAGTGGCCACATATGAAGGTTTCTCTATCCGTGTACACAAATATGCTGATGGTGATGCTAACAAGCAAATGATGCGTTTTGACTTGCTGCCTGCCTATGTGTGCTTCAACCCACACTTTGGCGGTCAGTTCTTCGGGAACGTCTAATATCCTCGTTGTTTATTTGGGGGCTTCGGCTCCCTTTTTTATTTGAGGTAAATATGGAACGTAAAAGCGTTTTCGCATGGGCTAACAATGAAAATGGTTATGTACAGGCTGTCATTGTGGCTAGTGATTTTCCTGCATTTAAGGAACTTGGCTTCGTCGCTTCGGTTGATGAGGTTGTTAAACCAGAGGTAAAGAAATCTAAGGCAACTAAGAAGGCAGAAACAAATGGCAGTGACACTGACTAAAGGTGAAATTGTTCTATTTGCGTTGCGCAAGGCTGGCGTTGCTTCCGATGCGACGCTAACTGATGCTGAGCCGCAATCGGTAGAGGATGGTATTCATGATCTAGAAGATATGATGTCCGAACTACAAATAACATTTGGTGATTTGGGTTATAAGTTTTCACTAGAAGATGAGCAACCAGCACCAGGTGATGATTCTGGCTTACCTCGCAAATACAAACAAGCTATCGGCTATCAATTGTTACTCAGAATATTAACTGATTACGGGCTAGAGACAACACCAAGACAAGAGGCATCAGCGTCTTCTTCTTATGATGCATTATTACTTGATACGCTTAAGGTTCCATCTATTGATAGGCGTGGGGATATGCCAGTTGGTCAAGGTAATAAATACACAGCTTTAGGCGTAGATAGCTATTACGTCGAAAGGGGGTTTAATGCCACAGGTAAAGATTCCTCTTGCTAGAGGTTTGCGAAAAGACCCGCACACAGCAGATTACATTGACGGTCTTCCAGTTAATATGTTGGCCACACCAAAAGAAGTATTAAATGCGTCCGGTTATTTGCGTTCGTTTCCTGCATTAGAAAAACGTCATAGTGTTGATGGTGTATCTCGTGGTGTTCAGTACAACACGAAAAACAACACGGTCTATCGAGTGTGTGGTAACAAGCTTTATCGTGGACAGAATGCCATTGCTGACATTCAAGGTGAAGATAGGGTTACTATGGCGCACTCTGGTTACAGTCAAGCAGTGGCGTCAGGCGGAAAGTTAAAACTCTATCGTTATGATGGTGAGGTTAAGGAGTTATCTAACTGGCCTGAGGAAAAGGTAATTACCGAAGGCTATAAACGCGACGTTAAAAAATGGACTCATAAAGACGGCAATGATGATTTCGTGCCACTCACAAAGGATGGTCTGGATGGGTTCTTAACGTTAAAAATCACGCCTAAAACTTCTGATGGTAAAACCGGTAATGAAATGCTTATTACTGAGCAGATGGTGGGCGTTAAATTATCTCAGCAGGAAGATGACGAGAAACCTTATCTTACTGACGTTCTGGTAGAAGGCATTAAGCGTGCTGGAGGTAAAATTACAGTCACGTATAAAATTAACCTTGCTAAATCCAGCGAACAAACAGCCAAAGACGTTACTGAATTTGTAATGACACAAGAAGTGTTAGAGGTAGTCGAAAAATATACTCAATACGAATTAGGTGATGTTGTTGACGTTGCTCGTAACCGAGGTCGTTACATTTGGTTACAGAAAGGCGGTGAAAGGTTCGGAGTTACTGATTTAGATGATGAGTCAAAGCCTGATAAATTCCGTCCATTTTACACCGCTGAATCTCAACCTGACGGCATTATTGCTATCGATTCTTGGCGTGACATGGTGCTTTGTTTTGGTTCATCAACTATCGAATACTTTACAATTACCGGCTCAACGAGTGCGTCGCAAGTAATATATGCGCCACAGCCATCTTACATGGTTCAGACAGGTATTGCTGGTCGTGATGCTAAGTGCAAGTTCGGTGAATCATTTGCGTTCATTAGTAACCCAGCTAACGGTGCGCCATCTGTCTATATCCTTGGCTCTGGTTCTGCTAGTCAAATATCTACCGCAAGCATTGATAAGATCATCCGTAGTTATACTTCAGACGAGTTGTCACTGGCAGTTCTTGAGACTATTCGCTTTGATGGTCATGAGTTACTCATTGTTCACTTACAACGTCACACGCTTTGCTTTGACGCAGCAGGAAGTCAGCAATATCCGCAATGGTGCATTCTAAAGTCTGGACTGTATGACGAAACCTATCGTGCAATTGATTTTATGTATGAAGGTAATCAGATCACTATCGCAGATAAAACCGAGGGGGTTATTGGCAATCTTGCTTTCAATAAATCATCTCAGTACGACAAGCAGGTAGAGCATATTCTATACACACCTATGGCTAAAGCCGATAACGCAAGGGTGTTCGATTTAGAGCTTGAGGCATCAACAGGCGTTGCTCAGATTGCCGATAAGTTATTTCTCTCTGCAACAACTGACGGCATTAACTTTGGTCGAGAGCAAATGATTGAACAAAACTCACCATTCCAATATGACCGCCGTGTGTTATGGCGACGAGTAGGAAGAGTGAGAAAGAACATAGGGTTTAAGGTTCGCGTTATTACTAAGTCGCCTGTAACACTGAGCGATCTATCGATGAGGGTTGAATAATGGCTAATGAAAACCTTTCTAACCCCATAGAGATTCAAGCCTCTTATATTGTTCCAAATATCCTGCCTGATAACTTTAGCGAAACCTATCGACGCATAGTCTTGAGTGGTGCTGATGACATGGCTAAGGTAGCTGGTCGTGCAAATGAGGCTGGCGCCGAAGCTTTTGATGCTCAAAAGAGGAATGATGATCAAGATATTATTCTTGAAGATCATGAGGAAAGGCTTGGTGATGCCGAACAAACAATTGTTGAGCATGGTATTCAGCTAGCGAATCATGAAGAGAGAATCACAAAAACAGAAGAGGATTTATCTAAGTTAGAGGTAAGAGTTCTTAACGTTGAGCAGGACATTGATGGGCTAAAAATAAAGATACAAGACCTTGATGGTCAAATATCTGAAATTAAAGTTGATTACGTTTCTCTCAGTAAAACAGAAAAACAGAAGCTTTTATCTCCTATCGATGTTTCAACATCCTACTCAGTAAACGGAACTAAAGTTGTCGGCACTCGTGTTACTGGCTTTACATCAGCAACAGGTACATCACTTAAGGGCTCGTTTAACGCTAACCAGTCCTACTCATTCAGCGCCGATTACACTCGCTCAGAAATGCAAACTCTAGCAAGTGGGTTGGTTGAGGCGAGGCAACGTATCAAGGCGCTTGAAGATGCGCTTCGATTACACGGATTAATAGACTAATGGAAATTAAAATTATTGATAATCCTATTCGACTATCTGAGTTTTTAAATGATAAGTCGAACACGGGAAATATCGTTGATAGCAATGATCAGTATTTCATTAAACCTGATGCGCTTTACTTGGGTATTTATGAGGGAGTTCTGTTGGTTGGTGTTTTCGAGGTGCGCAATTTTTGGCATACAGTTGTTGAGTGTCACGCCATCTTTGAGGCTGGGTTCCGTGGTAAGTACGCATTTGATGCACACAAATTATTCTGCAAATGGTTACTGGAAAACAGTCAATTCACTAACTCAGTAACTATGGTTCCTGATACCACAAAATATGGTCGCGTTATTGTGAAAATGCTTGGCGCTACTCGTGTCGGTCATTTAGATGATGCGTATATCAGTAACGGTAAATCAGTAGGTGTCACCATCTATCAACTAAAACGCGAACAGTACGAGGAGTTATTAAAATGCTGATTATTTCAGAGAAATTCAGAAACTCACTGCTACCAATGCATGGATATATGAAAGGTGGTGGTGATGGTGGTGCAGGCGCTCAAGCTGATGCGACTCGTGAAGCTACTGCGTTACAGCGTGAAATGTGGCAGACGAACATGCAAAACCTTGCACCGTTTACGCCACTCGCTCAACAGTATATTGGTCAATTGCAAAACTTATCTTCTTTAGAAGGTCAAGGACAAGCATTAAACCAATACTACAACTCTCAAGCATTTAACGATTTATCAAATCAAGCGCGTTATCAGCAATTAGCTGGAGCGGAAGCTACTGGTGGGTTAGGTTCGACAGCAACAAGCAATCAGCTTGCATCTATTGCCCCTACGCTTGGTCAAGGTTGGTTGGCTGACCAAATGAATAACTACCAGAACTTAGCCAACGTTGGGCTTGGTGCTTTGCAGGGTCAGGCTAGTGCTGGCCAAAACTACGCAAACAATATGGGGCAATTGCTACAACAAAATGCAAACGCTCAAGCGGCTATTGCTAATCGACCGTCATCTATGCAACAAGGAATGATGGGAGGTCTTGGTGGTGCTATGGCAGGCGCTCAACTAGGTAGCGTTGTTCCCGGTCTTGGTACTGCGTGGGGTGCTGGTATTGGCGCTGGTGTTGGTTTATTGGGAGGATTGTTCTAATGGCTACATGGCAACCATCAGTTAACTCAGGTGGCTTTCTTGGTTCGATAGGTCAATTTAATGACAACGCACCAAGAGCCAGTGATGCAAATCCTGTTATCAACTCAATTAATCAAAGCAATGAACTAGCTCGCTCTGGTGCTAATAATATGGGCTTACAAGCATTAAATGGACTTGTAGGTCTTGCTGGTATCTATCAGGAAAATAAAGCCAAAGAGCGACTAGGTGAATTCCAAAAAGCATGGGGTGAGGCATACGCAAATAGTGATCGTGATGGCATGAGGCAATTACTAGCGACTTATCCTGAATACGCTCAAGCTATCACTGGCGGTATGCAGGGTGTTTCTGCTGATGTTCGTGAATCTTTGGGTAACTTATCATCTGGCTATCGCAATGCGGTAATGAATGGTAATGCCACTGATTACGTTAGACAAAATGCAGATACATTTCGCCGCCTTGGTATTGACCCTGTGGAGGCGGTTTCTATTGCAGAGAAAGACCCTAAGGCGGCTGTACAGTTAGCAGATCACATTGGCATGTCATCACTTGGTATTGATGATTACTTTAACTTGCAAGATAAACAACTTGGCAGACAGATTGACCAAGGTCGTTTAGATGAGCAAATCAGAAGCAATCAAGCTGGTGAAGCACTAACAAGAGAAGGTCATCAGATACAGGTTCGTGGCCAGAACATCTCTGCTCAAAACTCGATGCGATCCGCTAGCTCAGCAGGAAGTAAGCCAGCGGCAGTTCAGGAGTATGAGTACATGATGACACTTTCACCCGAACAACGTAAACAGTTCCTATCATTAAAAGGCAAGTCGGGAACTGAAATGCAACAAGCTCAACTGTCTAACGGGCAGACTGTGATGATAGACCCCAATGCGCAAGGCGCTGGTGATTCCAAATATTACAAAGGTTTTGATGCGAATGGCAATGTGGTAACTATTCCAGTAAAAGCATTATCAAGCATTTCTCAGCCTGAAGGAATGGCTACAACCAATATGATGAGTTCTGATATGAAGAAGTTGCTTGATGCAGATGATAAAACCCTGTCTTCAATAACGGGCATTACTGGTGGTGCTGGCAAACTTCCTATCACATCGGACTATAGAACCAAACTAAACGATGATGAGACAAGAGACTTATATAATGCAGCTGAAAGGGTTTTAGGCAACATGCAAAATATGAGTATTGAAAAAGCAAAAGCAATGGGTGCCAGTGGCATTAATACTGTAGCTGAATTAGAGATATACAAGAAAGGATTGCCACAGCCTGACTTCTCCAGCCCAAGAGCCATACGTGAGACTTTAAAGGCAATCGAGCAATACAACAAGGACTTCAACTCTGGGAAAAATGCCAACTTAAGCGCACCAGCAAGTCAGAAACCAACACAACAAGCGCCTGCTAATAATCAAGGTGGGTATTCTAATCTCTGGGGTGGGTAATGGCTAAACCATGGAAAGAGGTGATCTCATCACCTGAGTATCAATCACTATCTAACGAACAAAAGGTATCAGCACAGGAGCAATATTTTAATGAAGTAGTTGCTCCTAATGTTGGCAATGATGTAGATAACGCAAGACAACAGTTTTATACGGCATACCCACTCCCTCAATCACAGCCAGAACAAGAAACCCAGCAACCACAGCCAGAAAACAGCTATATTGCTGGCATGAAACAAGCCAACCAGAACCTTTCACAAGGTTTACAACGATCATCTGAGGATGCTAAAGGTTTCCGTGAAAACGTAATAGATGCATTTACTGGTGAAAGCAAGATGACTCCCGAGGTTCAAGGACTTGAGGGGATCATGTCTTCGCCAGAAATGAACGCATTTAATACTGATGCAATGAAAGCGGCTTGGGTGCAAATGTTCGGTAATGATAACGACTTTGTAAAAGTTATCGGAAATATGGGCGGGCAAGTATCTCAAGATGAGAAAGGGAATTTACTAGTTGATTTACCTTCGGGTCGCTACGCATTAAACAAGCCCGGTTTGTCATCTGAAGATGTCATGCCATTTATCGCGAACGCAGTTGCATTCACTCCAGCGGCCAGAGCGCCAACAGTGTTAGGTGCTACTGCAAAATCAGCAGGTACAGATTTAGCTCTACAATCGTCTGTTAATATGGCAGGTGGTGGTGATATCAATCCATTGCAAACAGCTCTGTCAGCTGGTCTTGGAGGTGGGTTTAAAGCGGCAGAGAAGCTTGTTAATAGTGGTTATCGGGTAGCAACCGGTAAGCCAACTCAAGAGGCATCTGAGCTGTCAGAATTCGCTAAGCAGAATAATGTCCCTTTATACACGACTGACGTTGTTCCTCCGCAATCAAAAACTGGAAGATTAGCTCAAGGTGCCGCTGAAAACATTCCTTTTGCTGGTACGGCAGGTTTGCGATCAAATCAACAAGAGGCTAGGAGTAAACTTGTTCGTGATTTTGCAGACAGGTTTGGTGAGTACGATCCTAGCCAAGTTGTTGAAAGCTTGAAACGAAAAACTTCAACAATAAAACAGGCGGCGGGTGAAAGGCTGGAATCAATCCAGAATGCGTTATCCGGTGTACCTATCACACCTAACCGAGCAATAAATCAGATTGATAGCGAAATATCTAAATTATCTAAACTTGGTGAGGTTGCTGATACACAGACCATCTCAAAATTACAGTCTTACAGAAATGAACTTGCATCTGGTAATGTTGATATTTCTCAACTAAGAGACTTAAGAACTCAATTTAGACAGGACGTCAAGGGTGAGAGAATGGCTATGCCTAATCGCTCTGATGCCGCGATAAATAGAGTTTATAAAGCTATGTCTGATGATGCTGGTGATGCAATATCAACAAACTTAGGCGCTGATGCTTTGCGTAAGTATAACCAAGCCAATGCTATCTACGCAGATGAAGCTAATAAGATATTAAATACTAGACTGAAGAGCATCTTAACCAAAGGTGATTTGACGCCAGAGGTGGTTAACAATATTTTATTTAGCAAAAACAAATCTGAAATTAGAAGTTTGTATAACTCAGTTGACACCCGAGGCCGTGCTCAAATGAGGAACGCCATTATTGGTAAAGCAATTGAGAAAGCGGGTGATTCTCCTGATCAGTTCTTAAGGCAACTAAATATCATGTCAAACCAAACTGGAATAGCATTTAGAGGTCAAGAAGCTATTTATATAAATGGGTTGAAGAAGTATTTAGAAGCTACACGTCAAGCGTCAAAAGCTGGTGTCACAACGCCAACTGGTCAGCAAGCAATCCCATTCATACTTGGTTTAGGTGCGGCAATAAAACCATCAACGGCAATTGGCGCTGGAACTTATGGCGCACTAGCTCGCATTTATGAAAGCAAACCGGTTAGAGAAGCAGTGATGAGATTGGCAGGAACTCCAGCAGGAACAAGTAAGTTCGAAAAGGCAGTCTCTACAATCTCACAAAGTTTAAGTGCTGGTTCGCAATCTGAGGCTAGGAAATAAAAGGAAGGGCAATAGCCCTTCTTTACCAGATAAACTTAAACAAAAACAAGGCAATCAAAAATATTAACAGGTATGACATCACTCTAATATTTGAGTTTATAGATGTTAGCAAAACGGTATTTTCATATGTATTTCTATCTATAAGCTCAATTTTAGATGATACTTCCTTAATAATTTCATTGTTATCATCATCCACTTGATAATCATTTGTTTCTACTTCAGACATGTCGTTGCTATCATCATTTGTAGAAATATCTTTTGATAACAATGATATGTTTTTTAGCGCTACAAAGTTATCTCCCATGCAGGATGCGTCTATAACACATGTGGAAGGGGCGATTATTGCTGACATTCTATTAATAGTATCTGCATAGCCAAGGAAATAAATCGACACATAAATGGTATTGTTACCATTCTCAACCCCTGTAAAGATATTAGAAAATATTTCTGAGCTTACAGGCAATAGTATCTCAAGAGAGTCATTCCCTTCCTTTATTGAATACTCTCTTTCTTCTCTTTTATCATCAAAGTAACAATGACCTACAATGTTGCTCATTGCTTTTTCAGGGTTGGATTCTTTTAGTATCAGATGTATTGATTTTGGTTTTACTGCTAGCATTTCATCATTAAAGTTAGATAGGCAATACAGGTTATCAGAAAGGGAATCTGTGTCTATTTCAACTCTTATTTGCTTTGATGTTGACTCTTCAGAATCAAAAAGAGACTCAAAATACTTACGAGATTCAGAGTGTTTTTCATTGAATTTCTTTAATTCACTTTCAATAAATTTTTTAGATGATACAGAGTGATTTGTAATTGCTGACACAAGCTTTGATTTCATATGCACTGATGTTATGCAATATTCAAAGTCAGGATAATTTTGTTCTTCACTTGCGTTTTCTGGGCTACTAAGTCCATTTTTATGTGGAACTAAAGTTTTATCACTAAATATCATCACCACAGCCTCACTGTTTATTTTTTATCATTATATAGTTTAACTAATGTATCGAACACCACCTTTTTAACTTCTTCTGCTTGGTGATTTGCTAGTTTTTCAGCATCACTTCTATACCCAACTACTGATGAAGGAGTTGATAAATAAATATCAATTATGTGAACAAGCTCAGAGTTCAAAGATCTACCATTCATCTTTGCTCTTTGTTTTAGCTTCTCTTTTGTTTCAGCAGTAAGTCGTAGATTGAACTGCGTATCTTCTCTTGCCATTTGTCTCACCCTATTTTTTGGTGGACAAACATAATATAACCTACTGTATTTATTCACAATAAGACCACGGTGATATCATTGCCGTGACTACTCACGCTTGGAGAAAGCAATGTCAGATATTATCCCTAATGTCGTCGTGTCAATGCCGTCACAATTATTCACTCTCGCAAGGAAATTCCAAGCGGCGAGTAATGGTAAAATTTACATTGGAAAAGTTGATACCGACCCAACACTACCAGAAAACCAAATTCAGGTTTATTTAGAGAGCGAAGATGGATCTCACATTCCAGTTCCTCAGCCATTAATTATCAATCAGGCTGGATTTCCTGTTTACAATGGTCAGATTGCTAAGTTCGTGACAGTTGAAGGCCATAGCATGGCTGTGTACGACAGTTACGGAGCACAGCAATTCTATTATCCTAACGTATTGAAATATGATCCTGACCAATTGAGGGCTGAAATAGGTATTATCCATCGTAGATTTAAATCTATAAATGACGCTATTAATGACATCAGTTTGAAAATTAGAGATAGGGTATCAGTCGAGAATTACTACGAAAATGGGAATTCTGGTGAATTATTTTTTACGGTTGTTGAGTCAGGATCTGGTGTTGAAGATGGCGGTAAATTTATCAATTTGCATAACGGTTTGCAATTGAGGCAAAACATAAAGATGCCGTGCGATCCTCGTGCGTGGGGTGCGGTTGGTGATGGAGAAATTAGCAATGCAACAAAAGATACGAAAGGCCTACAGGGGGCGATAAATTACGGCTCAGTTTATGTTAATGATGGTAAGTATTTTATTAATAAAACAACAAAAATAACAAGTAATAATGGCGTTAATTCTAGTCGTGGAGCTGTTCTTCATTACATCAACGAAGTCGGTGAGTGTATTTACATAAATAATGGAAATAATGAGATTGCTGATACTGAATTTAGAGTGCGCATCATTGACGGCGGAAAAGATAGAACAAATTCATGGTCAGTAGTATGTGAAAAAGTTACTAGATCAGTTATTGATTTTGAAATAATTCCAGACACCAAGGAGTACGCCAATAACTATGGTTCATTATCAGAAGATGAAAAACTAGACTTGAAATTTGGTTTGCATCTGGCTGGCATATCTTATACGAATTCAGTTATATCACATATTTATGAGGGAACCATAAGAGTTGATTACTCAGATAATAGTATTATATGGCCATGTGTTGTTTGGTCAAACAATCGGCGCCATTCAATAGTATTAAATGCCGCCAGTACTTTGATTAGTGAAGTTCAAATTGTTCCTGGAATGGATGCTGGTATTTACTCAGAACTTAACGATGTTACCCACACTCAGGTTTTAAATAACTATTTTGATGGCAATACCAGACTTGTGTCTGTAATTCCAACTGGAACGCCAATAAAGCTCAAAGGAAATTTAAGAAGAAGTCTAATTAACGATAATAGATTTTTCATTTCAGCGACTGAAAGTATCAATATTAGCGGTAGTCTACAGAGTTCAACAATCAACTCTAATTTCTTTTCTAATGGTGACTCTGCTGACACTGGTGCTGGTGATATTATCATAAATCACTCAACAGGTAGTAGTATTGTAGGGAACACATTCTTTAGAAATAGCGTGGCGGAGAAAACAGGAAAAGCAAGAATTAAACAACCTCAAGCGCCTATTACAATAAAAACATCTCAAGAATATGATGAGCCAACAATAATTACAGGGAATGGGTTACAAGGAAATAATTTTTATGCCGATTCATCTTATCCAGAAGTGAGTTCTATTCTAACAAAAAACAATCACAGAAGGATTAATAATAAAGGAACATTTAGCAGTTATTACTCTGATAACCAAGATTTAAAATGTTACAAAATATCTTTAACAAAGTCACAACTGGATAATTTGCAAACAAGTGAGTTATATACCGATTCTTTATACGCACTTGGTATTACAGGGCAACCGGATCTCAATTCTGGATATGTTAAAACAACAATAGTTCAAGATAGTGCTAATCTGAAGCCTCAAAAATATGGTAAACAAGAGATCATGGTTGAAAAAAATATGTCGGTATATTTGCGAACTATGATTAATGGTGTTTGGGGGCAATTTAGAATGATGTGAAATTTGTTAATAGCTAACAGATCTGATTAGTTTTTGGAGAGTATAGCAGGGTGTGGAATTAAAAATGAGGAGGTGTGACATACTGTGTCGAGATTGTGACACAATATATGTGAAATGATGGTAAAAATGATTAAATTCTGCAAAGTCAAAATTTGCTGGCTGGCATGGATAGTGGCTTTGTAGGCTAAATAGCGTTAATCAATACTTTCACATCATCCGACATTAAATCTATTCAGGAAGAAGTGAATCAACGTACCGCAGAAATTAATCGTATCTCAGAACAAACACAATTTAATGGCGTAAAAGTGTTAAGCGAAGACAGTACATTAAATTTACAAGTGGGTGCGCATGATAAAGAACAAATCAGTGTTGCTCTGAAAAAAATGGATGCGACTACATTAGGTATTGATAAATTGGATTTATCAGTAAAAAGCAAAATTGGTTCTAAAGCAACCAACGTGGAAGTGACTCCAACAGGGGGTACAACACTACCTAAAGAAATGCAACAGCTTAATACTCAAGCGCTAGATGACAAAGTTACACAAGGTACAATTAAAAGCTATAATATTTATTATGTAAAAGGTGCCGATGGTAAAGACGATAAATCAAAACTTATCGTACAAACTGTAGATACAAAAGGCGTTGAAGGTTACTTCAATGCAATGGTAACCTCAGGTGCCACAGGCGATAAAGCAACAGTGGATGTTACTACAACAGCGGTAGCAGGTTTAGATATAGTTAATGAACAACCATTATCAACACTAGATAAAGCATTATCTCAAGTTGATAGCTTACGCAGTGCCATGGGTGCTGTGCAAAACCGTTTAGATTCTACCATTGCTAATTTAGGCAACACTGTTAATAATCTGACCGCATCACGTAGCCGTATAGAAGATGCCGATTATGCGACAGAAGTGTCTAATATGAGTAAAGGTCAAATACTGCAACAAGCAGGCACTTCTGTATTAGCGCAAGCAAACCAAATGCCTCAAAACGTATTATCACTGCTTCGTTAA